TTGTTTTTTGTTTTGCATGGTAGTCTTTATAAGCTTTGGCTTGCTCAGCTGTGATACGACCGTCCGCTTGTAATTTGCTAAGGCTGGCGTCATCATTTTTATCCAAACGATAAAGTTCTGCCTGGCTTTCTACGACCTTAACAACAGCAGCTTTTCCTTTGTCATCTACGGCATCCTTTTGCTTGGTCAAATTGGGCACAAAGAGCAAGAGAAGAACGCTAATGATTAAAAGGACGACTAACATCTCAATCAAGGATACTAAAATTTTTGATAAAAAGTACTTTCAGAGAAAACAAAAAAAACCGCAAGCTATTGCCTGCGGTTACAACTCGAACAATATTTTAGAAATTTTCCTTTCTATTTTAAAAAATTATTTAGTGGTAACAATTAGTCCATCAGGTAATACATCCAATGCTGGTTTGTCTGAGCGGCTTCCGTCTTCGTTGACATAGTACCAGCCACCTTCGACTTTAACGAGTTCTTCTGAAGACATTGCTCCGTTCTCTTCTTTGAGATGGTATAGTTTGTCCTTGTATTGAACCCAACCCGTGACCATCGCTCCTGAAGCATCAAGATAGTACCATTTGCCATTCACAAGAACCCAACCAACGGCCATTGCGCCGTTTTCTTTGAGGTAGTACCATTTTCCATCATCCTTCAACCATCGAGAAGCTATTGAATAACCTCTCTCATTGAAGTAGTACCAGATACCATCAATCTTTTCCCACTCCTCTTTTGGATAGGCGCCATTGGGGTATTCATACCACCAACCAGTTTCATTGCGTTTCCATTTGGGCTTAGCTTCTTCATCATCTAGTAAAACAATATTCTTGTCAAACGGATTTGAAGAGTATTGCCACCAGCGTATCCCGTCCATACTTGGAAAATATTCAAAGTTAGCTGTACCATCGTTTAAGCCATAACCTGCAATCCAAAGAGAATTAGGGAATTGTGCAAGAATTTGCTGATAATCGATATTATCAAGCGTGAAAGGTTTGTAACTATAATAAATTGGTGTATATCCAGCTTCTGCAATAACTTGCATAAAGCGTAAACATGCTGAGGTGTTTCTTTGTACGCTTGCGCTAGCATGATCTTCGTAGTCAAGCACTAGATATTGAACCTTTTTGGGCACGTTGTCAAGGAAATAGTGTGCCTCTCTTTCTGCCTCGTCCACGTCTCCACCAAACCAAGCGAAATGATAGAATCCAACAGGATTGGATTGCTCAATTTGAGCAGATAAGCAAGGGTTTAGATAATTTGTACTTTCAGAAATTTTGATAATCGTATTCTGTGTACCCATGTCAGCCAAAATACCTGTAATATCGTATCCATTGTGGCTAGATACGTCGATGAATAAGTCGTTTTTCTTCATTGTTCTCTCCTAATCCTCGCTTGGCTCGTAGTATTCGAGCGCTCTTTTGCTATCAGAAATTCCTGCAGTTGTTGGGTCATTGACAACACCAATCAAGACAAGGATGTAAACGAATGTGTTCACACCGTCCTGGATATTTTTGGGGATTTCAAGGCCGAATTGTTGGGCCATAAGGAAGATTGCTCCAAGAAGAGCAATGAGCGTTGTTTTGTTTTGCAAGCGCAATTTCCAGTTAATCATTTTGAGTTTCTCCTTTTATTGTTTATTGTTGTTTGTTTTGAATTAAGCTTTTAAGCTCTCTTACATCCTCACCAAGCGATTTCACTTGCTCAGCTAGTACTAAGATAGCCTTATTTTGTTCATCGTGGTTATCAAGCCGCTTGTTGGCTGATGTCTTGAATTCGTTCAGATTTTCGATATCTTTCTCTAAAATCGTAAGACGATTTTCCTGCTTGGTTGCTTTATCTTTCATCGAAAAATAAAGACCAATCACAGGAATGAGGGTGATAAAGATCTGTACGAGAAATCGTTCATAACCTGGCATACAACCTCCTTCTAATCAATGCGTGGCATGACCACGGTAAGCACACCTTGTTGTAGCATTTCAGCAAGCGACTGTTCTTTCCATGTGTAGCCCTCTGTGGCCTGCATCTGGAACTTGAAAATGGTCAGCGTGCCCTTTGGCCATTTCGGATTGGTGTCAAACGGATAAGCACCTGAGATGATGTCTCCGTTGTTGTAACGTTTGTCCCTAGCAAGCGGCTTGATGAATGCTGCTACCTTTCCATAAGCGTGGGTAGGCATACCTCCATTTTGAGATACTGCCAAGGCAATCAAGACCTCTGTAATAGCTGAAACAGTATCAAGATTTTCCTTGTTTTCGGTTACTGCTTGCTCAGCTTTATCCGTTGCCTCTTTGTTCTTTTGTAGTTCTTGAGCTACTTTGCTGAATTTTTCGTTTTCAGCTCGATTTGGAAAATTTTCTTGATAGAGAACTTCCAAGGCTAACGCAAAAAGCTCAGTATTTGACAAATTGATTTTATCAGCTGGTAGCAAGATAGGTACGATAGCACCATCTGAATTAACAAGTGTGACCTTTGTAGCGGATTCTTTCCCGCTTGCGTCAAATTCTTGGGATTTTGTCCCGTATTCTAATTTCATAGAACCTCCTTTAAATTTTGAAAGATACATTGTCAAAGTTAAGCCAAGTAGCGTCAACGTTTCCCTTGACGACTACGTTACCTCCTGGATAAATCCCGACAACGGCAGGGCCATAGTCATTGTTTAAAGCGGTTTTGAATAGCGTTGTGGATGGTCTGAAATTTTCAGGCAAAGTAAAGATAATTGACTCTCGGGTAGTCTTTCCGCCTTTACAAGTGCCTCTGATATAAACCACTCCGTCAAATGTTTTTGAGCATTGAACTTTTTCATACTCAGGATGATGTTGCCATCCATTTTGTAGAGTTAGGTTTTGCCAAGGTGTTCCTTGAGTGTATTTTTGGATGTCATCTCTTGTGGTAACTTCTTTCCATTCTCCCCATTTATTAGCTATACGATACCTTACTAACATTGTCTCTTTCTCAGCTGTCCAATAAGTCTGCACAACATATTGAGCGTCATCATAGACTTGAACCAATAACCAGCCATTCTGATTTCTTGGTCTATCAGGTGCACTGTGACTATAGTACATACCATTTTTAAGGATATTATCAAGACTTTCTTTTGTTAAAATAGAAATTCCGTTATTACGTGTCAGCTGATATTGCTGAATAGGCTGGTCATTGGCGTATATATCGCCTTTCACATCCAAGGCTCCACGTTCACGGATTTTATTGACACCTACACCTGACCTGTCATAAGACAAGACTACGCTCTCCGTGGCCACGTTGACCATGAACTCAGTACGAGTGAATTTGTCCTCAAGCGTGCCAATAACGACCCAGGACTGATTAGCTAGATAATTGCCTGCTAGATTAGCCTGAGAATTGACTAGATTTGAGATACTTGTCCAGGATCCAGTGGCTGGTCCTGTGTCTACTTGAAAGTTAGTAGTCCCAAGCCTTGCAACTTTGAAAGTCAAGGTCATTGAGTTCTTTTGACTTCCTGCCACCGTCAGAGGGGCGATTTTGGCATTTCTCGTAGCTGTTAGAGTGCTAGAGGTTGAGCCTGTCCTTGCAATACTAAAGCTCAAGGCAGGAGCAAAATACTCAAGCACGGTCACGGATACCTCTTTAGTATCTGACCATCTGCCACGACTATCAGACACGCTCGCTCTGATTTTGATGGTGCCGTGATAGTTCATAATGCCTAGACTCCCACCGTTTGAACTTGTGGACTGGTTTTTGCCAATAATCTCAGCATAATATCCAGTGATAGACGAGCCGTAAGAGCCTGCTGCGCCATTAAATGCTACTTTGATGTTAGAGATTACCTGGATAAATGTATCAGAGTTAGGGATGAGGTTTTGAGCTGCACTGTTTAAGTCCGACAGGGAAACTCCTGCAAATGTGGGCTTGACATTCGCTGGTACGCTAGCTGTCAAGGTTGTTGACTGCGTTCCAGTTTTAGTGGAGCCTGAGTAGGTGTCAACATAGATCGTCCCTGTCCCACTCGCCGAGTTTGGAATGTCATTTGCAAAGTCAAGAGGAATCGTCCACGTTGTGGATGTGTCTACATTCGTTGCAATCGTCCCTGACTTTCCAGCCCATGAATAGCGTACTGTATGCTTAAAACTGGAGCTTTGACGGTTGATGTTGATCATAACCGAACTACCAATCACTCCAGCGCTCACGCTTACAGAGCTTGAACGTGGGATAGCAGTCAGACCGAGATTTCCTGAAACTGTGATGGTTCCATGTAAACCATTGTTAGGATTGAACGTACATGAGAACGGCAGTGTCTTGCGACCGTCTGAGTTGTGTGAGATTGTGGTTGAACCACTAGCGAGAGTGACCTCGCCGTCCCAGACTTCCCAAACTGGATTGCTAGAGTGCACATTTTGGCCGTCCAAAGTTAGAGATAACGTACTGTCTCCCTGCTTATTGAACGTGTGATAGTACGTATAACGACTAACTGTCAACTGCCAGTTGATGGTTGAAGTATTAGTTGAAACGTCTGTTGAAGCTTCATCAATATACACATTCAAATATAAGCTGTTACTTGAATTACTAAATCTTGGCATTTCGCTCCTTTCTATCCTACATAACGAATGACGTTCATATCAGGATTGATATGATATTGCTCCTCACGATACCGTCCAATTTGAATGGTCTTAGAAAAAATACCATTCTCAATATGGATGACCCCTTGAGAAATATACATAACCTCTACACCAGAGCTATACATTGAAATTCGTCCATTTGGACTAAACAGCATGCTAGAGCTACCGTCATTCTTACCGATGACAAGACCCTCATTTGATGAGCTCATGTAAGTATCAATGAAATTCCAGCGGTCAGACAATTCTCCCAAATCTTTGGCAATATTTGAAACACGCTGACTAGCTGAAATTAAATCTTTCTCAGCCTGCGCTCTTGCGGTTTCATTGGACTTGACAAAATCCTTGTAAGCCTTTATCCAATTATCAAGCGTATCAGCGCTAGCCTTAGCCTCAAGCTCAGCCTGAATAATTCCAGCTTTCTCATTCAAAGCGTTCAGCTGTTCCTGAGTTAGCCTTTGGTCAGCTTTAGAGTTGATGTCAGTCTCTACATCCTCAATAGCTTTCACATAGCCAAGAAAGTTAGTTCCCACGGCTAGCATGGCATTTTCAAGCGTGACCGTCTGATTAGCAGGAAATCCATGACCTGTACCAAAACGAATGAAAACATTATCTGTTTTGTAAGTTTCTGAGGCGTTTGAGAGGTCAATAGTAAACTCAAAACTTTGAGGAGCAGTGACTCCAGCTTTGAGGACAATTTGATTTTTGTACCAGGGATTAGCCGAAAAATGCACATTGACTTGTGTATCTTTTGCTAGAGCTGGAGATAAGCTAATTTCAAATGCTACACGCACATAATTTGGTTTTAGCCTATCTGGATTTTTCCAAAAATCGTCAAAAATGAAAGTCCGCATGTCATACGTTTCACTATTTCCTGTGTTGATTTGCTGAGTTCGGCCATTCTTGAAATAGTTACGATTTCCGCCTTTCACGTTATCGAAAAGAGCCGTCCAGCTGTATCTTGTAGGATCCTGACTGTCCGCCTCAGTGAAATCTGTGTATGTTCCAAAATAACGCTTATTGGCGCTCGATGACGTACTGAACCCTTCACGCCCGTCCTCTGAATTGGCCCACGCTCTATGCAAGTACTGAGTCTTTCCTGCCGTTCCGTCAGACGTATTGATAAGAGTCAGCTGCTCAGACGCTACCTCTTTGTTATCAATCCAAGCCGACACCGTCAAAACCATTTTTTGGTTGATGTCAGAGGCTCGGACAATGTAACTAGAGCTTGTGGCTTTGATTTCGCCATCTACAACCCAGCGCCAGCCGCTATTTATGACCTTGTTACCTTTCATCAAAGTAGGGGTCACAATGGTCTGACCTTGGCCATTTTTAAAGGCTACACCGTTATCAGTAGCAAGTTTGATAGTGTAAGGCTTAGCCTCTTCTATCATCCTGTCTAGCTGTTGCTGAATGCCTTGAGATAGACGATTTTCAAGCGCTTTGGCATTTGAGAAAGTGGTCTTGTTATTCTTCGGATTAGTAAAGCTGATTACTTGCTCAGATACCCTCATCTCAAGCAAGAGAGTAGGGCTAAAGCCGTCATCATAGACTTTGACTGTGTCTCCTATTTCCAAATCTGCAAAACCCTCAGCCTCATAAGTTACTGCTGGGTAACAGTTCTTTTTGAGTTCACGGTAAGCCGTCGAGCGGATGACCTCAGGATTTGAACTCTCTACAGTCATGTCCTTACGAGTCCACTGGTCACGGTCGCCTGTTGAATGTGTGAAAATGCTTGGATACATCTGCATAGAGAGAGGGGCATATAGAGCAGCCCCTGACTGGTAAAACTCACGTTCTCCCTTTGCATTATTGACAGACCAAGGCCCAAGACCCCTAATATCAACTACGTTACCTTTGTCATCCTTGCCTGTTGGGACAACCGTGTTATAGATCCCAGTTTTGTCAATCGCTCTAGTGATCGTCTTGAGGTTTTTACCATACTTCAAGATTTTTGGGCTAATTTGACCAACTCCCTGGTGGCTATCGTCGTGCTCATGATAGACATTGACTGTAAATGACTTGATAGAGCTGTCAGCGTTGAGACGTGTGTCAAACTCAATTTCTGCGCCAAATTTCTTAGCCAGGCTTAAAAGTCTATTGAGCTTAGTATCTGTGCCCTCCCATTCAGCAGAGATTTTCTTATTAGCAACCTCATTAATACCGATTTTTAAGAAAGTATAGTTGAGCAGGTCCATAGCCTCGCAAAACTCCTTAAAACTCATAGCTTTAGGTGATTTATAAGGGATAGAATACTCATTGATAAGCTCAAGGTTTAGATTGATACCGTAACATTTAATGACCTTCTCATTTTCCTCAATTTTTCGGATTGTATGCAGGTAAGTTCTGCCCTTGTATCTGAATGAAACAAAGGCTTTCTCATTGAGAGAGTTATAAGCCCTCTTTTTGCCTACATCTGAGATAATTGCCTTTTTAAAGACTGTAAAATCAAAGGTACTAGAACCAGTTTCCAGGTATCTTGTCCAGGTGTCATTGAAATAGTTCAATGTATCCTGTTTGTCATTGTCGATAAAAGCCACTTTTCTCAAATTTGAGTCATGTATTGTCAATAACATTGCTATAGATACCTTTCTTTAAATTCTACTTTGACTGTAGGTTTGGTCTTGACCCAGCTTGAGCAATAGACCTCAAGCTGACTGTTTCCAGGTGGGATAGTCAAGAAACTTGAGCCATCCACAACATCTACAACCTTCTCAAGGCCGTCCACTGTAACGGTGTCATTCTCGCTGTTTAGCACAACATTTGAACCGATTGGGTAGCGGTTCGGCACATCTCCGATTGCTGGGACAAAGTCCTTACGGTACAGTAGTTCGTCTATATACATGTGAGTAACCATAGGTTTATCATGGTAGGCCCCAAGCATGACATGGATCTTAGCGGACTTTCTGCCTTTAATTTCAGGAATGGTAAAGCTGTAAACAGAACCTTGATAATAGACATGAACCCTGTCATCGTTGCGCTTTATTTCAAATTGTCCTCTTGAGGATGTGAATGGGTTTAGTTTGCTATCTGATATACCTGTAAAATTCAAGCATTTAAGAAAGTAATAGCTATTCTTGCCATCAGATCCAAATACATTAAACTCACAGTCTTGTCCTTTTGTCCGTTTGAATGTTTCAATACCATACAAAAACTGACCATTTGTGTCTGATACTGTAATCTTGATAAAACCATATTGATTAGCTGCATTAGATACGAATATCTGTCTACCTATGATGTAGTCATCAAGAGAGCCGACAGCTCCAGAACTATCTGTAGGTATGTCCCATGAAAGAGATGTAGCATAGTTCCCATATTTTCCAGATGTAGTTTGATCTCTGAGTCTAATGTGTTTCTTATCCCACAATGTCGTTAGCTCAGCCGTCCCTACCACGTTCTCGCTATTATCGTTAGTCACAGCCTTGTTTTTAGTAGCTCTTGCAAAACCGTCTGAAATCCTATCACCTCTAAAATCAATCAAGACCTCAGAGCGTTTGACTATGCCTGTATCGGCTTCCTCACGGTCTCCAACTTCAAAAGCTCCGCTAGTATTGACGATACCGATATAGCCATTCTCGGCGTTGTTTTTAACAGTGACCACAGGAAAAGCTGGGACGTTACCATTATTGACCAAATTAAAAACAACCTTGTCAGGCTGCTCTTGTCCATTATCAAAACGCTTATAGGTTGAGCCGTGTGCGACACCGTCAGGAACAAGAATCTCAAACTCTCCCTTTTGAAACCATCTGGCCACGTTGTCAACCTCGACAGATCCGATAACAAGACCCATGTAGTACTTGTCGGGCTCGTCTGTAATAACAATCTTAACCGGCTTGTCGGTGTTCAGGATCGTAGCCAAATCATGCTTGGCCAATTCGGTATCTCTTGCCGTTTTTCGTTGCACGGCAAACTTAATTTTGATTTTTTTAGGTCCAGTTCTTACTTCTTGGACATTAACGCCCAAAAAAGGAGCGTCATTAGTTTCGACACCCCTTTCGTTTCCTACTGGGCGTATTACTT